GGATAGATAATAGCTTTTCGACACCGACCAGGAAATAGAATTTGATGTTCTCCCAGGCGTCCTTGAAAAACTTTGTTACCTTGTCCCAATTCTTATAGAGTGCAATTCCAGCCGCGATTAGTCCGGCGATGGCCATAATAACAATCCCGATTGGATTGGCCGTCAATGCGGCGTTGAAAAGCCATTGTGCTATTGTTGCCGCTTTCGTGGCTATTGTTGAAGCAATAAGAGCAATCCTGTGTCCAGCCAAAACAAAAATATGTGCCTTTTGCACTCCTGTAAGGGTTATTATTGCGCCTATCTTTGAGTAAAGCATAGTTATAGTGTCAGTTATCTGAGGCACGAGTTTTGTGTTCAGTATCGCTGATTGTATACCAGTAGCTATCGACCAAGCATGTGTCGCCACTTTTGCCGCCACCATAGCAGCAGTATGCGCGGTCGTTTTTATTATTGCCATTCCCATCTGAGTATTCAAAAACATCATAGCCGGACCCATAGCGGTCATGGCCGCTAAGATTGGTTCCAGCGGTTGAAGATAAGAACCTGCGCGCAGGGTAAGCTCTTCGAATTTTTGTTTTACCTTGTCCATGATGCCATATTGCTTATTAGCTTCGTCGGCGTATTGTTGAGTCAAACCAACTGCGCCTTCCATTTCTTCGTTGAGTTCGGCTAGTTGCTCGTCAGTCATGCCCAGGGCTTCTGTCAATGATATATTCTCTTTCGCCGCTAGTGTTGTTGCCTTCATAAATTCGCGAGTCATTACCCTGCCAGGTGCGTATCCCTGTCTCTCCATGTGGATTAATCCGGCAGTTAAATCTTCGATGGTCAATCCCTGTGCGACCAGCTCCGGAGTCGTGTAACCTACCATTGTATTGAAATCTTCCATAGATAGGGTCGAGTTTCTGGTCATAAATGTCATAATGTCCGTCTTTGACGCTAACTCTTCGGCAGTCAAGCCAAAGGTCTTCATAGCCGGAACCATAGCTTGCGTTACCTGACTGGCTGTGCGTCCGGTGGCATCGCCCAGAGTGTCCATCGCGGTCGCCGTGTCCTTCAAAACTTCCTGGTCTGTAACACCAGCCCGGGCTAATAAGTCGAAGGTGGCTGTAACCTCTTTCAAGGGAAAAGTAACATTGGTCGTTTCAAGTGCCAGACCGCGCATTTCCTTTGTTGTAATCCCCAGATTGATAGCGGTAACTCCGAGCTGTGCATTCATCTTTCGCGCCGAATCGGTCATTTTTAGACCAGCCGCACCGAGTGCAGTGAAAGCAATCCCTGCCGCCATAGTGTGCTTGGCCATCTTTTGCATGACCGTCTGAGTCTTCTTCTGAGCTTGGTCAAGCGACCTGTCTAATCCGGTAGAGTCGCCCTTGATTTTCAGGATTGCGTCGCCAACATCAATCGCCACTCTTATTCACCACCTTTATCATGCCGCCGGATGCAACAGATAATGCTTCCGCACTTACAGAACCATCAGCCGGTTTCCCCGAGTTCTCTCCGGACGACCTGACCTGTGCTTCCTTCCGTTCAATCATCTTCACCACCATCAGGTCGAATAGCTCATCGGTCCAGTTATCCAGTATATACTCCGGCGTTATGTGCCACTCGACCATAAACAGTTCGAATGCTCCGCCAATAGAGAGCTGGCCTTCGCTATCTTTTGGCTTTACTCGAAAGGGAACGCCACCTTGCAGATTGCTTCAAATGCTTTAGCAACTTCCGCTTCAGTGGCTTCCCCTTCAATCTTCTCACGGTCAAGGTCTTTGGCATACTTAAAAAAGAGGTCAATCGCCGTGTCTATCCGACTGATAAGTAACTCAGTCAGAGCCTTTTCAAACTCTTCTGGATTATCGCTGTCAATACTGGCATACCTAGATATACTGGCCTGGAACGCACCAGCTTCTTTCCGCCATTCCCGCGAGTCCCTTATCACCAGTGGTTTAACCTGGTATTTCCTCCCGCCGAGTATGACTTCAATCGGCGCCTGGGCGATTACCTCATCTTCTGTACGCTCTTTTTTCTCAACCATTTTACTATCTCCTTTCCGAGTAATCCCAATCGCATTTCTTTTTAGGCTTATGCCGCGTTATTGACTATCGTAACTGCTGGCTCGTCCTGCGGTTTCAAGGCCTGGAACGTAACCGGCACGATAGTCTTTTCGCCCTTCTTATAGGACGAACCGACGGCTCCGGTAGCGGTGCAGAGTGGTATAAATATCTCTCGCAGATATCCGGCTTCGTTTGTCTGCTGTATCCGCAAATTCATAGTCTTATTGACCCCGCCGCCGAGTGTCAATAAGCTACCGACTAACACCGCTCCAGCCATAGCGTTCGCCAGGTTGGCCATCGTGTTCTCCGCCATATTACAGGTAACAGCGCAGGTTTCCTTTACGATAACCCTGGCGACCGGAAACGTCTCTTCTTCGACTTCGATATCCACTTCGTCCGCCGTGTACTCGATGGTAACTCCGTCTTCGGTGTAGCCGACTTCGGTGAATGGACTACTCAAAGTCATGGCTGGAGCCGTCCCGCCCGACTCGATAGTGTAAGCCACGTTGTTGATTACAATGCTGTCAACGTAGCAGGTGCGCTCTGGTGCGGCTTCCCATAATTCCAACCGGACTCTTGAAAGTATCCAATCGGACGGGTCGGTAACTGCGGCTTCACCGAGTATAGCCGCTTCCATTCCATCCATCTGCGTCAAGGGCCCCCAGTTAAAGAATGAAGTGCCAGTTTCCCCAACACCACCGTATCCACCCAAGTCTGCATCCGCTAGGACTGCTTGAAGCCATGCAGCTGTCCCCAGGGTGGTCTGATGTCCAACCCAGGTTATCTCTGCCCAGGCATCACTGTTCGGGTCTTCGAAGCGAAACTCCATTTGTACCCAATTAGCGGTTATCGCCTGATACCAATAATAGAAACTATAGTGGCCAGCCGCAATCCCCGCCGTCCAGTTGGTCATAGTAATCCCTGTCGGCGGTGTCATTTGGAAGTGGGTACTCCCCGCGTTTCCAGAACCCCCTTTATAGAGTTTTACCGACTCTACCCCTGCAAACTTCTGGACTGTCGACCACGCAGCCAATGCGTCGTTCGGTTCCCTGATACCTAATTCCGCCACCCCTGTTAGTATGTTTGAGCTTTTCTTGACCATGATTATTTACTCCCTCTAAATAGATTTTCGTAGTAGGCCGCTTTCTCCGGCCTCGGTGCCGTCTTCCGCTTCGGTTTCTCTTCTGGTTCAATGGTCGACTCTGGCTCTGGTTCGATGGCCGTAGCTTCGATGGCGATTTCGCCTTTATCTTCTTTCTTTACCATGCTCCACTCTCCTTGTATTATTCGGCTTTTATCATAAAGCTAAAAAACGTCAATACCTTAAAATAGGTCGGTATCTCTATGTCTTGAAGGTCTTGTCCCTGCACTTCCTCTTCTGCACCCCAGATTTTATAAGTAGTGCCATCGACCAGGACGTCTATGTTTTGTATTCCCTGAAGGGCATCATATAAGAGACCATAAACCTGACGTGCCTCTATGGTATTATCCGACCAGCAATCAAACTGCACGGACGGGTGTAATTCGCCAGGGATATATGGCGTCGATGTACCGCCCCTAGTAAAAAAACTGATAGCCGGTAGCGCAGCGTTTTCCGGGAGCCGTGGTATATAGATACGCTGACCGACCAGGGCTATTAACGCTGTCTGTGCCACCAGGTAAGCTCTTATTACTTTATTTGTATCGACAATGGCCATTATCTCGATAACCTCTCCTTGAGATACCTTCCGAATTTATTGATATTCCGGTCGAGTGCCGGCTTGAAGTATGGCCTGGCTGGCATTTTTACTGTGCCCGTCTCCAGATATCCCCCATAGCCACTAGAGCTAAATATACGAGCAAGAAGGCCTTCTACGACTTGGCGTATTGAGCGCCGGTTATTGCCATATAATACCGGACTGCCTTTAATGGCATCGCTGGTGATTTCTGTTGAAACATCCATCAAAGCACCTTCTGCCGCTTCCCGAGCTTCGATTTTCACTTCTGGTATTTTAGAATTGATTATGACTGCTGTGCTTATCTTCATCTGACTACCCTTAACAGACATTCTTTGTGGTGTGCGCCGGTGCCGTCCTTCGGATTAGTAACCTGTAATACGTCATACGTTATCCCGCTGACTACCACCCTGTCTTGCTCCGTGATATCGACATCAAGCAAAAAGAGTTTATAATTAGATATCACCACTTCAGCGCCGACTCTTATCTCAATATCGTTTACGGACTGAAGCCGGCAAGCAATA